AACCGTAGCACCTGCTTCACGCAATGCTTTAACGATTTCTTTATGGTTTGTATCAATTCGTGCGTATGTCATTGATTTTCCATTAAAATAGATTAGTATTGGCTAACTTTACCATTATAAAGGCTGTATATGGGCGGATATTATCTGACGGATGAGCAGTTTATAGATGAATGGAAAAAAATAGGCTCACCATTATCTTTTGCCAAAATCCATGCAATGTCTGAAAGAGCAGTATATAACCGCAGACGCTCAATTGAAACAAGATTAAATATTGAATTGCCAAGTTTTAAAGACCAGCGAATCAATGATTACAAAAAAACAGAACAAACAGTAGGCAATACCCGTAGGGGTATGGAATTAGAAAAAGGTCGCATCATTGTGTTTTCAGATGCCCATTTTTGGCCTGACCAAACTACTACAGCATTTAAAGCTTTATTAGAAATGATTAAAGAGTTCAAGCCAACGGCTGTGATTTGTAATGGCGATGCGCTGGATGGGGCTTCTATTAGCAGATTTCCTAGGGGTGATTGGGACAAAATACCATCCGTTAAAGAAGAACTTGATGCTTGTCAATATTTTTTAGGTGAAATCGAAACTGTGTCCAAGGGTGCTAAGTTATATTGGCCATTGGGCAACCATGACGCTAGGCTAGAAATGCGAATCATAGAGAACCTTCCAGCTTTTGAGGGCATGAGGGGTACAACTTTAAAAGAATATTTCCCAGCGTGGCTTCCGTGCTGGAGCGTGTGGATAAACCAAGATACCTGCATAAAGCATCGTTGGAAAGGTGGCTTTAGTGCTGGTCGCGCTAATTCTTTGAACAGCGGTGTAAATATGATTACAGGGCATACGCATCATTTGTCGGTTATGCCTGTAGGCGATTACAACGGCACTCGTTGGGGCGTACAAACAGGTACTTTAGCCGATATTAACGGTCAGCAATTTGCCTACACAGAAGATACTCCAAAAGATTGGAATAGCGGATTTGTAATGCTTTCCTTTGACAGAAGCCGTCTTTTACAGCCCGAAATGATTAGGGTTTGGGGTGAAGATGAAGTCGAATTTCGTGGCAAAATCCATCAAGTATGAAACTAACGCCATATATTCTCGAATCGCTGTACCTATGTATGGCTGCTTGCCATCCAATGCGTAAATGGGATTTGCCTGCACCTGAACTGATTACTTTTAAGGTTACAAGGGAATCAGATGCTATGGCTACCTATCGCTATGATGAATCTCTAGAAAAGCCCCATATCATCACAATTAGTCGTATGCGTAATGAATTTTTTGAAACAGTCCAAAGATCATTGGCGCATGAAATTTGTCACATGAGTTTTTGGAAAACAAACAACTGGGACAAGCACGGTAAAGCTTTTAAAATCCGTACTCGCCAAGTTGCCCGTGAGTTTGGCTGGGATTCGTTAGAATTGTAATTATTTGGTGGCCATCATATACAAACCCACATTAGCACCAGCATAGCAAGCGTAGCAAATACACATAGCAAGGTTACCTTTTGCTCCCTGTTCAATTGCAATATACGCATAAATTAGTCCTGTGAGTATGATTAACCAACTACTCAAGATTCCATCTCCAAGAGTTTGTCCTCGAGGTCAAAACCCCAGTACGCTCTAAATGCTTTAGCCCCAAGTCCGTGAATACTGGTATGTGGATCATGTCGATGATGAAATGCACATAAGGGGACTGCTGGAGCGTTATCTCGCTTTCCCCCGTAGCGTCTAATGTGATGGATTTCGACTGGGGTGTCGTTGTCGCTGAATCCCATGTGCCTGCATACAACGCAGCCATATCGCGCCAGCTTTGCATAATGATCCTTTTGGGCTTTAGTGGCCATTAATATAATCAACAGTTAATTGTTCTAGTTTTTCGGCAGATTCCGCAATATCTACGCTTAATTCTAGCATTTGGGTGGCGTTTGCGCCTTTTAGTGCATCGTCATACATCTTGCATAATAGTCTGAGAATTAAAAATTCTTCTGTTACTTTTAATGTGGTCATTTCAAAATCCTATCCTGATTGCGGTTTGATACTTCTAAAGTTTGCCAAGTAGCGTGTCTGAGGCGAGCAGCTTCTAGTTCCCATTTTAATTTTTCTGCGTTCTCCGTAGCCGCACCAATGGCTTTACACAAATCCTGATAATCTTGGCTTCGATACGCTTCACGCTCCTGCGCCCCAAGAGATTGTTCATCAGTTTGTGCCATTTTAATAGCTTTGAGGGAACTTTTATACGCCTCGAGTTGCGCCAATTCGCCTTTAGCTTGTGCATATTTGCCTGCGTTTTCTAAAATAAAGTCTATACACCTATTGGGGTCTATCTCTCTTGTCATTTTCCTAATCTCTTTTTAATTAACATTTTTAATTCCGCTTCGGTTTCGGGTTTTTCTGCCAACATTTTTACAACCGATTCCCAGCCACGCTTCTTTGCTACACCAATATACCAATCAACTAGGTATGCTTGTTTAACTGTTTTAGGTCTGTGAATAATTCCGTGAATCATTCCTGCAAATGGGTCAAGCTTCAATTTGCTTTATTTTCTGACTGATCCTTGATCTTAACGCCTGCCATCCTTCACCAGCATAGGGAGTTATACCAACTTCCTGCGCTTTCTTTAATGTTAATTCTTCTGTAGCGTAGAACGGCAATTCAGGTTTTTTGTTTTGTATTGGCTCAATATCAAGGTCATCCGTCCAGCGTTCTTGGTTCAAAAAAGTGGCAGGGTATGGAATGAAATCTTTAGCAGTTTCCTTGATCTTCCAATATTTAAGATAGTTAGGCATAGCCTCAATACATTCAAGCTGCTGATCAGGGGTAAGTTTATTCCAAGCTTTTTCGGCATCCTTACGGGCCATTTTACGGGGGTACAAACCATAAAAAACAGCAAAAGTCATTTTTCTTGTATCTTTCCGTAAATTTGTAAAGTAAGTTTTAGAATGTATTGAATGTCATTAAGGCTTAACTGGCCTAGCAATTGCAGTATCTTAATTACCGCAATGTCATTGTCTAATGGCTGGGGTTTAATAGGTGCTTCAATCATTTTCGTTTCTTTTTTGGAACAGGGAAAGGAATTTCGTCATCTCGAACTCTGTATTCATCAACTGCTTTGGTAAGCAAACTGACCAACCCCCATTGGACAAGGACTTCAAGGCCTTCTTTGTCAAAATCAACTTGAGCATTGGCCGATCCATCTTTATTCTCTTTCAGTATCTTTACTTGTATTTTCATTTTTAGCAAACTTTAAAATAGGTTTATCCATTGCTTCTTGGGCAAGTTCAATGTATCGATAAACTTCAACCCGATCTTCACCGCCAATAGCTGCTTTACTGTGGCCAATAGGTTTACCCATTGTGTCGTAAAACACTTCGCGAATTTCAAAATAATCCTCGTAAGGATTGCTCATATTTACTAATCGTAGATTCCAAGTCATCTTGAACTCCAATTGTTAATCTGATTGAAGTATATGTTAAGTAAACTTAATAGTAAATATTTTTTAATATTGTTGTTTTTTCGTCAGGATTGCTAGATTCAGGGCAAAGCTATCCCTACTATGAGGAATAGCTTGTCAGTCTTAGCTGAGTTCTTGGTTCAAATATTGCTTCGATGTCTTTGGCGTGTCTAGGTCTGTCTTTATCACATCATCGGTCTATCCATACAGGACGGTTCTTCTTACTATCCAAGCAATAACGGATAGAGAAGGCGCATACGCGCTAGTAGTATCTAGAGTATTTACAGCCTTTACCGTTGCATCACGCTTGTGAACGGGCTAGATTGTGGAAATAAAAAAGGGCTTTAGGGGTAACTCTGTGATTGGATGGTTTGGGAAAATGCTCTCTTATTTTCCTAAACCCACAGAACTACCTCTAAAACCCTAACTTATCGAGTATCCAATTCCTCAATACAGATAAGTATACATCAATCTAATTCAGGCCATATCATTTTGTAAGAAAACGGAAAAAGTTGCTTTCTAGACCATAGACCGTGGCTTTCTTTTTCCAGCGTAGCAGCTAGGATCACCAGTTTGTCATAAGGAATTACCCCGTTTTGCCACATAGAAACCGCTGGAACGCTTACGCCTACTAGGTTTGCTACTTTGGTAGGGCCACCCAGTAACTTAATCATTGTTCGTGTTGATGTATTTTCCATTAATCTATCTTAACATTTTTACAACATTTTGCAAATAAAGTATTGCATTGTTATTTAAGTTAGCTTAATATCTAAGTACGGCATAAGCCGTGTTAATTTAGGAGAAACTCAAATGAGTGAGCAAGAGCAAGACTTCAACAGCTTCCAAGAACATTTGGAACGCATCTTTAAAGACCTCGAGGATGGGGTATTTATTACAGCAGACGAAATTGGTGACCTACGCTATGCGTGTGGACTGCCATCCCCTATCCGTCACGCCCATTTATCACCCGTGTTGCGTGATGTTATTAACGATTTTTCAAATATTTTTGGAGCAAAGAAATGATTATTTCAGATAACACTAAAGAATTTAAAATAGCCCCATCAGGTAACCATATGGCTCGGTTGTACTCGGTCATTGACCTAGGGCATCAAGCTACCGAATGGGCTGGCGAAACCAAAATCATGCACAAGGTCGTATTGACTTGGGAATTGCATGGTAAAGACGATAACGACCAACCATTGATTACAGATGATGGCAAACCGTTAATTGTGTCTAAGCGTTATACCGTAAGCCTTGGTGAACAGGCGCGATTGCGTCAAGACTTAGAAGCTTGGTCTAACAAAAAGATGACTGCGGAAGATCGTAAAAACTTTGACCTCAAGAATTTATTGGGCAAGTTCTGTATGGTCAATATCACGCATAGTGAAGATGGCCGTTATGCCAATATTAGCGGCATTAGCCCTGTGCCGTCAGCCCTTCGCGCCCACCAGCCTGAAGCTATTAATCCTATTGTTCATTTTTGGTTAGCTGAGTTTGATCAGGCTAAGTACGATGCTCTGCCTAAGTATTACCGCGAAAAGATTACAGAATCAAGCGAATGGCGCGGTCAGAAAGCTAAAGATGATAACAAGATTGAAGATAGCGATT